CGCTAGGTCCAGGGTCCCCGACGTGATGACGGACGCGGCCAGGGCCGTGGGGGCGATGGGCGACCAGGCGCCCGTCCAGGACTCCCAGAGGTTCAGGGTGGTGTTCCAGCCCAGGCGGCCCAGGCGTGGGGACGGGGGGCGCTTCGCGGTGGTCCAGCGGCCCACCCGGCTCCCTACCCAGTCCCGGTCATCGGTCACGTCGGACGGGTTTATGGCGGACACCATGGACCCCACGGCAACCAGGGCCAGGGGCAGTTCGTAGATGCCGGTCAGGGTCTGGGTGAGGGCGGGCGGGGTGGCGCCTCCGCCGCCCTTCAGGGCGACCAGGGTGGCGCCGTTCGCGGCAGGGTCGAACCGGGCCACCACGCGGTCCACCCGACCACTGGCTTCCCCGGGCAGGATGGTGACGGTGGCTTGCGTGGAGTTGTCCAGGACGAACCCGCTGGCAAAGCACCCACCGATGGGGACCTTCACGTTCATGCCGGTGGAGTCCCCGAACACGCGAAGGGAAGCGTCCCCCATCTGGCCGATGACACCCGGGTCCTGAAGTTCGCGGAACAGGGCGGAATACTGGGACTCCGTGGTGTCCAGGTTCTCAAACGGGTACGCGGTGACGGCCATGACTTTGCTGGTCCTTTGCTTAGGTTCGGATGAGGTAGGTCTGGGCGCCGTAGGGCTGGAGGTTATTGTGGGCGGCACCCCCTCCGGCGGCCTGGTTCGTGGCGGTGGTGGCGATGTTCACGGCGGTGGTGGCGGCGGTCAGGGACAGGTTCTGGGCGAACGACACGACGGCGGACGCGGACCCAGCGGGCGCGGCCATGGCGACACTGGTGCTGATCCCAGTCAGGTGCTGGTGGGGGTTCTGGCCGTGGTTGTGGGCGTCCTGGGTGTGGTTGTGAACGGGGCCTTCAGCGGCGGTCAGGACGTGCGCCGCTTCGCCCCCGACCGCACCGCGCGCATAGGTGGCGCTGGCGCCCATGGGGACACGGTTCCGCATATCGGGCAGGGCGAACGTGAGGGACCCGTCCCCGGCGCCGTTCACGGTGCCCAGGACGGCGAACAGGGCGGCGTAGGTGGTGCGGGACACCAGGGCGCCATCGCAGGGGAGCCACCCGGAGGGCGCGGCGGCGGGCAGGCCGCCCCAGAAAATGATCTCCCCGACCAGGCGCCCCTTCCGGGTGTCCACTTCGCTGTTCCGCTCCAGGGAGGACACCCGTTCCGTGGTGGCGTCCAGGTCGGCGGACACCCCGGCCAGCGGGTCATACGCCTGAACGGGGCCGATGGTGGCGCCTACCCGGGCACCCTCCCGGTTCACCAGGATGGTCACGGATGAAACGGTGGCCTTCGTCTCCTGGCCCTCCACGACCACGCCCACGGTGTCGCCCTGGTCCCAGTCCTGGGGCCAGCGCATGGTCTGGTCATCGGAGGGGACGGCGACCACGGACGTGGCGGCGGCGTGCTCCGCGATGGCCTTGTCTCCGGCCTGGGCCAGTTCGGTGTCGTCGTTCGTGTTCCGCTGGTCCAGGAACGTTTCGATGCGCCCCCAGGGTCCAGCGGCCACTTCGGCGGCGATGGCGGTGGCGGACGTGCGCTCCACGAACTTCCGGAGGGCGCCCTCCCCTTGTCCGGCGACGATGGCGCGGGTGAGGGTGGCCCCGGTGGCGTCGGTCTTTGTGGAGGCCAGGGTGCCGTTCAGGAGGTCCAGGCGGACGGTGGGGGACTTGTCACTGTTCCCGGTGACCTGGAACTGGAGGGCGGCCCCGACCTGGACGACGCGGAACCCTAGTCCGGCGACGGCGCCTATCTCGGTCAGGAGGATACCCAGCACGTCCCAGCGGGCGGACTTCGTGACGGACCCGCCCCGGGCCAGGTCGGTTGCCTGGGTGAAGGCGGTCACCTTCCGGGCGGCGGGTGCGGTCGTGCCGATGTTCGCGGCGACATAGGCGTGCATGACGGTCTCTGCCTGGCCGGTTCGCACGTCATAGGCGACGTTCTGGGCGGCCACGTCGGCGGTGATAGGGGTGGGGTAGGCCAGGCGGTTCCAGAGGATCACGTCGTCAGTGACCCCGGTGAACGTGACGGTCCCCCGGGGGTCATCCGTGTTCGCCTGAATGGTGGGGGTGCGGACGGGGCCGGAGAACCGGGGTCCGGCGGTGACGTGGGTGACGATGATCCCGGCGCCAGGGGCGCGCAGGAACGGGACCATGGGGTGCTCCACGGGCAGGCGGAGAACCCATTCCCCGGGGGCGTCCTTCACCAGGGTGGCGCGCAGGTCCAGGACCTTCGTGGCGATCTGGCCGACACGGACCAGGCTCACGTCCCGGACCTCCACCGTGAGGTCCGTGGCAAGCACTAGAGCACCAGCCAGCGGCGCGGACGCCAGGACAGGGTGACGGCGGAGTTAGCGTCCGCCCCGGTGAGGTTCACGGTGCCCACCTGGTTGCCCTGGGGAATGGCCCAGAACCGGGGGGCGGCGCCCAGTTCGGCATACTTGTTCGCCCCGGCGGCGTCGGTGATGGTGCCCCGCTGGTGGTCGATGATGCGGACCTGCCCGGCGACCAGGAGACCAGCCCACGTCAGGGTCTCCCCGGTGGGGGACGTGAGGACCAGGGCGGTGCCGGGGCCGTTCACGGTGGTGATGGGGTACGCGGGGGCGTCTCCGGGGTTCTCCAGGAGGACCTGACCCATGGCCTGGCCGGAGGACACGCGGAGCATGGTCAGGGAGCGCCCGGTGCCCAGGAGGCCACGACCTAGGCCCTGGGCTTTGACGGTCTGGGCGGACGCGCGTTCCCGGGTCCAGAACGGATCACCCGCTTCCAGGGCCACCTTCGTGGCGGCCCAGGACGACCCGTTCGTGTCCTTCCCGTACACGTAGTCCCCGCCTCCGGTGCGGGCCACGTCCGTCCAGTAGGCGTCCCCGTCGCCCATATCTAGGCGCAGGCGGGCCAGGCCGTTCGCGGGGTCCAGGGCGCGCACGACCCGGGACAGGGCGGCCATCGTCAGGTCGGCGGTGCTCCCCTGGGCTAGGAGGGGCAGGACCAGGACGCGGCGTTTCTGGCGGCTGGAACGGTAGGTGGACCCGTCCCCGGCGCCGTCATGCCAGCGCACGTCCACGTCCGGCATCCCGAACCCGGTAGCGCCCGTGAGGGCGGCCACGTCGGGGCCTTCCAGGGACAGGATGACGCCCCCGGAGATGAGGGACAGGGCGCGGGTCACCAGGACGCCATTCCGTGGTCTAGGGGGGTCACCTGGCGGGTCTGGACGCGGCCAGCCTCCACCTGCATCCGACCTATCAGGGTTCCGTCCGTGTCCACGATGGTCAGGGTACGGGGGCCACCGTCGTCAGCCTGGGAGACGCCCAGTTCGGCGGTGGTGGTGCGACCCTTCGCGGGGTTCCCGTTCAGCCGAACGGCGGGGGTTCCGGTGACGCCACCCAGGTCGATCTGGGCGGCGTTCATCATGCCCAGCGCGGCGGCCTTCACCTGGTTCGTGTTGTCGCTGATCCCCTTCGCCAGGGATGCGGAGATGGCCTGGCCGGAGTACAGGGTCCAGCCCTTCCCGGAGAACGGGCCTTCCTTCGCGGGGGAGAACGGGAGCAGGTCCCGGGCCTTTTTCAGGACCCCAGATACGGCGTCCTTCACCTTCCCGGCCATCCCGGCGATACCGTCGATCAGGCCCTGGATGATGGACGACCCGGAGTTGTAGAGCATGGACCCCACGGCACCCAGGGCGGCGATGATCTTCCCGGGGATGCCAGCCACGAACGACACGGCGGCGCCCAGTTTGTCGGAGATGGCGTCCTTCGCGGACCCGAACCACCCACCCACCTTCCCTGCGATGGAGGCCAGCCCACCGATGGCGGCCTGGACCCCCGCGATGGCCCCGGACACGATGGCCTGAATGGCTCCCCAGACGGCGGAGATGACGGCCTTCCAGGCGTTCACGTACGCGGTGATGATGGTGACGACCAGGGCGAACCCGGCGGAGATGAACGCCTTCACGTTGTTCACCCCGGCGGTGACCCAGCCCACGATGGCGTCCCACGCGCCGGACACCCAGCCGGTGATGGCCCCCCATGCGGCGGCGGTCGCAGATCGGAAG